ACCATTCGTCCCCGTCTGGCATCCCGAAGAACAGCCGTGCCACGCCGCGCTGCGTGTCGGAGCGGGTGATGATCGGGTCCAGCGCAACAGCCAGGTCGCTCAGGAGCACGTTCAGCTCGGCGCGGTTCGCCGCGTACACCTTCATGGGGAGCTTGATGACGCGGCGACGAACCCTGGCACCACGGAAGGTNGATCCNGAGCCAGCGCCGTCGAACCAGAAGTTGTCCACGTCCGGAAGGCCGAACCCNACGATGCCAGCGAGCGCTTCATGACCCTGAACCTTGGAGTTGAGCCACGAGTACAGCTCAACAACCCTGTCGCCACCTTCCAGTCGAAGAGTGTCCATCAGTCCAGTTCCTCTCGTACCAATTCGCTGGCGTGTCCCAGCATCTCCATGACCTGCCGTTCGGTGTCAACCCCGTCACCCGCAGCCGCGTGCCACTCCACATTGATCTCGATCGGACGACCCTCGCGACCGCCATTGACCGACGCCATCACCTCCTGGTTCAGCGTGGCCGGGATGGTGGCGTTCAGGCCTCCGAGCATTCCCAGTACATCGCCTATCTCGGACTGCAAGCCGTTTGCCAACGACTGCATAATGAGTTTACCGTTGTCGTACAGGAGGACCTTGTCCTTCTCAGGCGGTCCCTTGATCTCCGGAATCCAACTCGTCAGATCGTTGAAGAAGCTTGCCACCTGACCGAGCATGTTCTCTAGGCCGTGGATGAACCCTTCGATGATCGACTTGCCTGCGTCGAAGAGCCATCTGCCAGCCCCGGCGAAGAATCCGATCACCTTGTCCTTGATCTTGCCGATGAACTCCAAGGCGTCCTCGATAGGATCTACAATGGCGTCCTTCACGTTGTTGAACGTGTCGGTCACGAAGNTGACGATNGTGCCCCAGGTNCGNGTGATCGTGTTGACGATNCCCTGNACGATCGGNTCCACGAAGCTCNTGATCGCGTTCCAGATTCGGTTGATNGTCGCGGCAACTGCGCTCCACAGGATATCCCATCCGACCTGGAACGCCTTCCACATCTTGACGATCCAGTTGACGAAGCCCTCAATGATCGGCTGAACGACCGAGACGATACCCTTCCATACCCCGATGATGAAGTCGGAGAGCATCTTGACCAGACCGCTGACGGTCTCGAATATGAAGGTGAAGTAGCCGACGACGATGTCTACGATCTTCCCCACGATCGCGGATATGACGTCCATTATGGTATTCCAGACAAGCTGGATGACGCCGGAGAAGAGCTTGAAGATCGCGACCAGCAGCCCGATGAACGCCTGGATAACCGGCCACACGTAGGTCATGAGCCAGCTCACAACTGCGCCGATCACAGTCATGACCGCGTTCCAGATAGTGGACACGACCAGGAAGTACAGCTTGAAGTAACCGATGATGAGATCGATGACGAACTGGATGATCGGCCATACGTAGGTCTGGAACCAGTCCACCACTGCGCGAACGACGTCCATGACGGAATTCCATACGTCCGTCGCGACGCTGACCATGCCTTCCCATATGGTGGTGAAGAAGCTGGCGATGTTGGTCCAGGCCTCTTGGAGCCATGTCATGAAGCCGGACCAGATCTTCTGGCCAAGCTCGGTCTGGGTGAAGAACCAGATGATGCCAGCTACGAGCGCAACGATGGCCGCGATGATAAGGCCGATGGGGTTGGCCATCATCGCCGCGTTCAGGAGCCACTGCGCTGCCGCAGCAGCCTTCTGGGCGACCGTCATGGCAATGGTAGCGGTAGTGGACGCGATGACTGCAGCTCGGTGCGCGATTAGGCCGATGATCGAGCGTCCCTGCGCAGCGCCTTCCGCGTTCTTGGCTGCGGTGAACAGGCCGGTGGCTCCGGTGATGGCGAGGATGGTTGCGCGTGCAGCCTGCATCGCTTGTATCATCTTGATGGTCAGGCCGAACGCGAGCAGGAATCCACCTCCGAGAAGGGTGATGCCCGCGAGGAGCGTTTGGGTTCCGTCGTCCAGCGCGCCGAACCAGTTGACCGCCTCCGTGATGGACTCGACGATGTGGGTCATGGCCGGGATGAGCTTCGCGCCGATGTTGATCCACAGAGTCTCCAGCGACCCGAACAGCGCCTCCGTGGTCCCCTTCAGGTTGTTCATTCGGGTGGCGGCGACCTCGGCTGCCGAGGTGGAGTCCATCGCGGCCTGGAGCTTGTTGAACCCGTCGGCTCCCTGGTTGGCTACGATGGCAGCTCCACGAACGGCGTCAGTGCCGAACAGGGTTGTGAGGGTCGCCTGCTTCTGAGCGTTCGTCATGCCCTTCAGCGCACCACCGAGCACATCGCTGATCTCGGCAAGGCTCTTCAGGGAGCCGTGGGCATCGTAGAACTTGTTGGTGCCGTCCTTGGTGATGAGNCCCAGGTCGGCCATCGCCTCAGCTTGCGCCTTGGTGCTCGGCTGCAGGTTCATCAACATCGTCTTGAGCGATGTACCGGCGTCAGACCCCTTGATGCCAGCGTTACCCATGGCAGCGATAGCGAGCGCCGTGTCGTCGAAGCTCAGACCGGCGAGGTTCGCCACAGCGCCGACCTGNCCCATGGACTGGGCAAACTCGCCCATGTCGATAGCCGATGCGTTGGCCGCTCCGGCGATCTTGTCGGTAACCTTCACCAGGTCGGCGGCTCCCAGGTTGAACTGGTTCATCGCATTGGCTGCGATGGTCGCAGCGGTCGGCAAGTCCACCCCCCCAGCCGCTGCTAGGGCGACCGTGGCGTCAGCCGCTCCTCCGAGGGTGTCCTTGACCGAGATACCGGCCTTGACCAGTTCCTCCATGGCCATAGCGGCCTCGGAGGCGCTGAAGTTGGTATCCTTACCGATCCGGAGCGCAGCCTCCCGGATGAGGTCCATCTCGCTTGCGGTAGCGCCGGACACCGCCTGGATGGCGGACATCTGGAACTGGAAGTCGCTGGCAGCGCTCATGGCTACCGCGAATCCTGCGACGACAGCGGCACCGCCGACCGTAGCAGCGGTGCCCGTCTTCCTCCAAGCTTCCTGTTGGCCCGAAGCAGCCTTGCCGGCAGCGGCCTTGTAGCCGTCGAGAGCCTTCTGACCCTCTGCGAGTGAAGAGAAGTCCGTTTCGAGGACGATCTTCCCTCGTGCCTCACCAAGGTTGTAGTTGGCCATCGCCTACGCCTTCACTGTCGCCATCGGGTCCCGGAACCGTCCTGGCACTGCCTTGGTATCAGCGCTGGACAACCATTTATCGAGTTCCTGTTGTGCTTTCCTTTGTCCGCTTGCTCGGTTCTTTGTTTTCTCCGCTACGCGATGGAGTTGATTCTCCAGGGCGACACCGAAGGTCTGTACAGCCCGGTCAAAACTCCAGGCCGTAAGCTCGTCATCGATTCCGTAGATTTCACTTGGTCGGCTCCGCAGTTGCTTCGACATCTGGAATGCCTCCCATAAATGCCTTGGTTTCTTGACGAAACTGGGCAAGGTCGGCCGAACCTCCGACGGCGAAGTTCATGATGTACATCTTGTCCATCTGATCTATGTAGTCCACGTAGATCAGATTCTCGTCGCGCTCGTNGTCTTCCAGCTCNCGGAAGGTCGGCTCATTGTCNTTGTCGAGCACCGGCTGNTCNTTCTCGTCNAGGACGGGGACCAGGTTACTGACGACCTTCGGCTCCACAACTACGTGGATGACGATCTTGTCGACAACCTCCATCATCTTGGAGAACCGCTCCGGGTCGTTGATGATCGCCTTGACGTCCACCGGAGACTTGCCCTGCGCCTTGGGAATCGTTTCGCCCTGCACGATGCTCGTCAGGGTGTCCATGCTGTGCAGGACGCCAGCCTTGATGAGCCCCTGAACGCCGGGTCGCTTGACCTGGCAGAGCTCGCCGGAAGGAAGCTCCAAATCGGTGAGNGGCTTCTTCCAGNTNGACCCNTAACGCTTCTGGGGCTTCTTGTGNTCCGCAGGCTTCTTGCGGCTGGTGTTGGTGGGATTCGAAGACGGCATCCTAGTGCTCCTTTTTCTAGTCTTCTACTGGTTGTTACGGGAGGGAGGGTTCAACGAAAGGCGTGACAGTCTCGTTCTGCACGAAGTCGTACAGCTTGTCGACGTCAGCGCCGGAGGGCACAGCGTAACCGTTGCCGGACGCGCTGGTCAGGAAGAACGCGCCGTCCGCAAACTCGCCGGACAGCTCTCCCGTCGCCTTGGCCCGGTAGATGATGCAGTGTACGTCCCCACCGCTGTCAGAAATGACCTGACCCTCGATGCGGAAGTACGGACGCTGGTCGGTGACCTTCTTGGAGAAGATCTTCTTGGAGGCAGGCTCGACGCCTTCCTCTGTGATCGTTCCACCGGCCATGACCTTGAAAGCCTCGAACGGCAGACCGCCGGACTCCAGCTCCCACTCCACCAGCGCGCCGTTTCCGTGCTCCGCCCATACCCGGTCGTCTCCCCGGAGCTGCTCGAAGTCCTCTGTGTCCGTGAACGACAGGGTACGAGCGACCGGGAGATCGACGCTGGTAGCGGCGAGAACGGTTCCGAGGGCGTCGGTGTACGGCGTCAG